CTCCGGCATGTCTATGATGGCACCCGCTCCCGCCTGTGCTGAAACTGATCTGGTCTTGACCAGACTTGGATGATTGGTCAGTGATATAAGTTGTTCTGCCTCTGAATAACAGTTGCCCAGGAATCTCTGTGCCTGTGCTATTGAATCAATGTCTGAAACACCGATGCCCTTGATTGGTCCCCTGTTGGCGTAGGCCCACACCGCTGGAACCTTGCCCAGTAGGTTTGGTCTCGACTCAACGATCTTCATTGGATCCTTGGCATCACTGCCGTTGTATGAGTATAATTCTATGGCGTCTGGCGTCCACTTCCTGATGTAGAACTCGCCAGCCCTCTGGTAAGGTCTCTCGTCCTGTTCCAGCAACATAAGTTCAGTCAATTCATAGTGTCCGTTTGGTTGTCTCACGAATCTCCAGTTCAGGATGTTCTCTGGTGTGTAGATTGTGGCGTAAGGTCTTATGCCCTGTGCCAGTTCATCAGCACGTGTGCCCACAACGGTCTCTGGACGATCGATCAATACACAGACGTGTCCGTAGATTGAACTCTGTATGTTGACCTCACGCATGAAACTGTCCCAACTCCTGCCATCCATGTCACAGTCTTTCAAGAACTGCTCCAGCTCTGGTGAGTTGTCTAGGTTTCCAAAATCCCGTTTAGGCTCTTGCCTGTATAGGAATGAATTATATGTGTGTATTATGGATCGGCAGTGATTGTCTTCCGCCGCGTGTGATAGTCTCGTTAGGTATTCGCCCTCGTTCTCGTATTGGTATCTCTTCAGATACATCCCCCTCTTGTATTCAGCACCACCCAGGTAACTCCGCTTGAGGAACTTCCAGTGGTTGATGTATGCGTCGTAGTCTTGGTGGACTGGTAATTGTATGTTCTGTCCTGATGCGTCTGTGAATGATGTTCCGGTCAAACCGTAGATGTCTTGTGCCATTATCTGATTGCTCCTACTTTGATGCCAAACCTCTCAGGTGCCTGTTGCTCGTATGCTGTTCGGATTGGGTATAAGAATGAAATAAGATATCCAAGTGCGTCATTCATATGATCAAATCCCTGTGTCTTGTCTGGCAGAACAGTCCCCTCTTTATATGTGTGTTTGCTAATGCTATTTAACAGATTCTTACACTTGGGATGGATGAATACCTGTCGCTCGCCCGATGCCGAACACAACTTGGCGTTGACGGAATTGATCCTGTCCCTGACCGCCATGTGCCTTGGTGGCACCTTGCAGATGAAACCTGCGTTTTGTAGTATGGAAAGATCAGTTTTACCACCCGCTGATGTCTTCCTTTGCCTTGATGCCGGATCTGGATAACAGAATATCTTCTTGCCAGGATATCGCCTGTGTATCTCCTGACACAATTCATCTGTGTTTGAACTCCATATCTGTATCTCATCAAAGATGTAAACGATGCCATTGTCGATATAACTGACAACAGCCGCCATCGGGTCCAGGTTGAAATCGCAGGACACGTGGATCACGTTGGTGTCTAGAGGCACGTCAAAGTGTTTGACGTTTTCACTCATTGAGAAACCGTAGTAGATTATGCCTGAATATGTCTCCCAGGTTGCTTGGTATTCCTGCCTGAATGTCTTGGCATCAAGATCCCTCTTGGCCTGTTCTATCTCGCCAGCATCAACGAAACCACCGTCAATGGTGGTGAACAGATAACTGCTCCAATCCTTTTCTGATGGATCCTGTCCCCTCTGGTAGAGGTCGTGGAACCAGTTCATGCCTTTGGGTGTGCCAGCGAACATGGCCACTCCTTTGGTGTCTGAAAGAGTGGGCCTAAGCACCTCCGTCCAGGCAGTCTCTTCGATGTCTGCACACTCGTCTAACACGATGAAGTCTATACCTACACCCCTCAATGAGTCCTTGTTGTCAGCACCCCTTAGGCATATCCTTGATCCGTTCTTGAGTTCTATTGTGAGTTCCGCCTCGTTGATCTTCTTGATCCAACGTAGGTCTTTGAGAATTTCTTTGAGTTTGACCCAACATATTTGTTTGGCCTGTCTGTAGGAATTCGTTACGAACCAGCAAACACGTCCTGGTATCCTGGCGTGATAACACAGTTCCCTGATGGCCAAAGTGGTCTTACCAAATCTCCTGCCAGTGACCAACACACGGAAACGTGCCTTGTCGTCCGCCACTTGCCTCTGCGGTTTTGATAATTGCATATCAGTAATTATTATCGGTGTTGGCTAGGCGATTTTTTCAAGTATGAGATCAAATTCACCGCCCATTGCTGTGGCCACTGAGCCCATCTTGCCTCTGAGTTCTATGTCTGTCATCTCACCAAACACCAAAGGCACTGTGTATGTGATGTTGATCTTTTCACCTGATGATGTCCATTGTCCCTTGACATTGAATATTTCTGTGTCAGTGTTTCGCTTGGCCAACAGTCTCAGCCTTGAATCCCTGTCTTTCTTTTCCACAGTTGCTGTCACTCTAGTTAGATATGCCCTATAGTTTCTTGGCACTGTGTAGACACACATCAGGGTCTGTCCGGCACCTGCCGACAGATAGGCCACTGTGGTGTCTGTTGAATCTGCTTGTGTGTGTATGGCATTGATGGTGTCAACATTGACAGTGCCCGTGTTGGCGGTCAACAGTTCCATCCTGTATACCCTTCTGAATTGTTGTGTGCCCCTGGCTCCACCTATGGTGAGTGTTTCTTGGGTGATGTCCCAATTGGCGTCTAATCCTTGAACAAGGACTGTGCCACCATTGTCATCAGAGTCATCCGCTGTGAGTTGCACCGTGCCTGCCGTGGCAGGATATGAATAATTGGCGGAACCTTCCCATATGGTCTCATAGGCAGTGCCCACTGATTCATTGAATCCAAACTTGTTGATAGATGAGAGGTCATCCTTGTAATCACCTCTGGCTATGCCGATGTTTCTCTGTATGTCGTTGTTGGCGTGTCTTAGATCTCTAATGCTGGGCATCTATTTGTCCTCCCAAGGTAGTGGTGCCGTTGATTCCTCGTCAGTTGGTGAATCCTGTTGTCCCAACCAATTTTTTCCTAAAAACATAAGCATCCTTGCGTCTCCGGCCAATGCCTTCTCGAACTGAGCACGTCTCAGGCTCTTCTTACCTTCTGCCTTGCCCTTCTCTATGAGGTTCTTGAATCTCTTCTGTAGTGTTGTGACTGAAGTGCCAACGCAGTCTGCTATCTCTTCATAGGTGCAGTGCATTGATGCCAGTTTGAATATCAAGTCGTGATCCAGTTTGTATGATTTCTTCTGTGCGTCCATTATAGGTGTTTCTCCCCGATCACTATCCTGAATCTTCTTGCGTCAGTGTCTCCGTTGCCAGTGGTTATGGTCAGGTCCACGTTATACACGTTGCCTGTCGTGCCGCCTGACAGCCTTATTGACACCACGGCACCCGCCGCGGTCACGTCAGTGGCCTCGTTGGTTGGGAATGTCAGTGGTGAACTGTCTCCCGTGATTGATTCTATGCTGACCGATGTGGTGGCTATGTTGTCTCCGGAGTTGAGGTAGTCCGTGAAGTCCACGCCATACTGTATGTTGGCTGATGGGTGCTTGTCGATGTATGCTCCCTGGTTGTCTCTTTTAAATCCTGTTAGGTTTGCCATTAAGTCTCCTGTCTTACCCTTGGTATAGAGGTCCTGTCAGTGAAACCTGGTCTGGATATCTTGTAATTTCTCGTTTCCTGCTTCACTTGGATCGCCCTCGTTTCTGTGATAACTCTATTTACACGAGTTTCAGCCAGAACTTGTATTGTGTTATTTTCCACAGGCACCATTATGGTCCTGATCTCCTGTGCTACCCGTATGGTGTTGAACGGATCTGGCAGTGATATCAGCCTACCAACCGTGATCTTGCTGTAGAGTGCGGTCAGTGAGGTTGATCCCACCGCCACGTTGTAGTTGGCATCCGCCTGCTGTTCAAATGCTGGTGACAAGGTCTTTGTGATGTCAAAAACTGTGGTGGCGTTGCCTGAAACCGTCACCCTGCCGGTGTATTCTACCACCGTTGACCTGCTGGTGAAGTTGGCGTTGACGGACGTGGTGTTTATGGCCGTGAACTGCTGTGCCTGGTTGCTGACTGACACACCCCTGAATCTTGAAACGGAACCGGTCTGTGCGAACGCGGCCTCCATGGAGGCAGGTGCCGCCGTGATGTAGTTGGCATCCACTGCCATGGTGGACACCGTAGGTGGTGTTATGACATCACCCCTTAATCTGTTGAACGACAGTGACGAATTGGCAAATGCGGTTATCGATGCTGTGGCATTGACCAGGAATCCACCAGTGGCCTTGGTTATCGTTGATCTGATGAAGAAGTCATCCAGGTAGTCCCACTTGTAGTCCGAGAAATCATCCCAGGTCCTGTCTATGAAGTCTGATTCCGCATAGGTGTTCCAGGTGGCATCCGGCATGTGGCCAATGTCCGTGACAACCGCACGTAGGAACCGCGGAGTGAAAGCACGGAAGGTCCGCAACACAGCGAAGTCAAAATCTAGTCGGCCTGTGACGTTGACCTGTGTGTCAGTGCTTAATGCTATGGGATCAGTGTCCCTGAACCTTTCATAGGTGACCGACAGCGTGAATTCACTGGAGACGTCGGCGTTGATCTTGAACACCGTTCCCACTGCCGAGACCGTGGATGTGGTGATTAGGTCAAGTGCGTTGTTGACGTAGTCGGCCTCGAAATAGGTCTGTGGTGTGGCGTAGTCGCCCTGTGAGGGCGTGGGTCGGGTGTAGTCCTCTGGCGTGTGATAGGTCTGATCGACGAATATGTCGTCTGATATTCCTATGCCCTTGAGAGCCATTGGACTTCCTCCGATCTAGATTAGGCTAGGCTAATCTGTAGGTTCGTGTCTGATATTTGGAATGTGTCTCCGTTTAGGATCTCTTTTGGATTGTCCAGTTGTCCATAGAACAACACGTTGCCCGACGTTGAAGCATCCATCACAGCGATACAGGTCACTGTTGATCCTGATCCAGCCGAGTTGGTGTAGTTCGAACCCGCTGTTGGGAATGTGACGTTGCCTGAGTTGGTTGCTGATCCACCTGATGCCGTGTTGAAGTTCACCGCAGTCCTGGTGTAGTTGGAAGCCGATGAGTCCGTCCCGTAAGATGTTATCTCGTATTCACCCCAGTTGGCCGCACCCTGTCCGGATGTGCCTGATTCCAATGCCGCCAACACCGTAGACGCCGTGCCCGAGAACAGGGCGATGTGTAGTGTGGTAGATGGAGTGTAGTCCCTAGCACCCTCGCCGAGGATGTGATCTAGGATCTCGTTTTCTAAGTAGTTTGATGCCGCTGACATAATTTTGTCTCCTTGGTTGTAATATTACAATGATATTTATTAGATGTCTGAACGAGTTATCTCTAGGATAACGTCTGCGGTCACTGTCATTGGAGTGGTTCCACCACCATTGGCAAACAAAAGGATAGCCATATCAGGATTGCTGGTTGGTGTCTCGCCTGGATTACGGTCCGTGGCGTAGAATCTGTAATCACCTATATCACTACCAGTAAATCCAAAACGCCAATCTTGCACACCATCATTGGGCACGTCGCCTGGCTGTTTCTCTGTGGTGTGTTTGGGTGAGCCACTCAAAGGCGTCACATTGGTTTGATTTATCACCGCTCCGCTACCACCTATGGTCAGTGCCTGTGCCTGGATATTGAAATTGAAATAACTGTCGTCGCTGGTCCACCCACCTTGTATGGTTGAAAGTTTGATCCTGTATTCTGCCATTCCATTTGTGTATGTGTCTCTGGTTTTCCTTAGACTGAATCCTGTGGTGTATCCGGTGTTGCCTATGAAGTTGTGCGGATCCTGTAGCACCAGTATGTCGTTGGGCCAATCCCAATAGGTATCTCCACTCAATGTCTTTGAGCCGGTTATCTTGAGTAGGCACTGCTTGGTTGAATCGAAATCCACACCAGCACCTGTCTGGTCTGCCAATCTCCTGCCCAAGGTCATTATTGGAATGCCCTGGCCAAGGTGCCCAATGTCCTCGAGCCATCATACAGTATCACCACCATGTCGGTGAATCCACTGTTGGTTGATAGTGTCCTCTGTGCCAGTGGGAACGCGATGGATCCGGTGTCGCTGGTGAACGTGCCGGTCCTTGATCCCGTGCCATCCTGCGTGATTATCAGTGTCACTGACTGCCCCTCCGTTAGATTGGTCAGCGAGAACGTGGCGTCGTGTGCCAGTGTGACCTTGTGTATGGATGCAGTGTCGCAGTCAACCGTGATTGATGTGGAACTGGTCAGTGTGTTGACCTTCTCCT